CATCACCCACAGTAAGCGTCGAACAGGTAAAAGATTTTGTATATAGCATTTCACTAGGACGTGGAACAGTAGATAACATCAACCACCCACCACACTACACAACAGGTGGCATGGAAACCATCGACTTTATCGAAGCGAAGAAGTTAGACTACCATCTCGGTAACGTCGTCAAATATATTACTAGAGCAGACCACAAAGGGAGTAAGTTAGAGAACCTTAAGAAAGCTCAGTGGTATTTGAATCGTGCAGTAGATAATTTAACCAAGTAATTTTTTGGGGGGTAAGGTTCATGCCTTGCTCCCCTTTTTTGTAACTATACACCACGTTATTTAAGGATTTTAAAATGACCCCCAAAGAATTATCAGACTTAGCACACAACACATTTAATAAGCCCGACACACCTAGAATTGATCTGCCACTTTACGATGGCAGTTCAGGCAATATAGTGATTGCTACTATTTGTTTTACTTTAAATAATAAAGGCGACTGGAACGCCTGTGTAGATGATTTTTTTATGGAAGATATTGTTATGTATTATGCAAAGAAAAAAGGAGAAGCAAATGAGTGAAGAAAAACAAATTGATATTAGCAACGGAGTGAACATCGTGTTGGCAAGAATGGACACGCACCCTGAGGAGTTTTGGGGCGAGTGCGAGAAGTGGCGCTTCATCTATAAAGAATATTTTAGAGATGCCATGACAGAAGTGCAGAAGGGACAGATCTTCGAGAAAATCAAACAGATTCGCATGGAAGAATTTAACCACATGGTATTTGCTACGCTGACCGAAGAGGAAGAAAAAGAAGAGGAAGAGGACGGTTGGACACCATCCACAGGAATATTTGGAAGTGCGCCAATGAAACGTGAAGGCAGTTCGGTTAACTACCATACTAAGTGGAAGGCAAAGAAATGAACGGTGGAGTAGAAATATTATTAGCGAGGATGGATACGCACCCTGAGGAGTTCTTTCAAGACAGTAGGTGGCGCAATCTTATTATGGACTTTGTTAGGGACTTACCTAAAGAGGATGTTCAAGCATTAGAAAATAAACTGAAAGAGTGTCGTCAGAAAGAATTTACAGGGATAGTCTTAGAGCGCTTGGTCAATGAAGAGAAGGAAGATAAAAGACTTATGAGAAATTATAGTAATCCGATGATGTTTCATGGCTTTACGCAATTAGATGCTGATGAAGAGGATATGAAGGAAGACGGACTGAGCGATGCACAGATTGCAGTAATTAAAAAGATGAAAGGTGAGAAATGACAGCAAATGAATTAATAGATAAGTTAGAAAGTGTAAGTATTAGATTGCTGGGTAAAGAAACTGAGCAAGCAGGTAGAGCTATTATTCTTTACAGAGAATCAGCGATTATGCTACTCCAACAAGCCCAAAAAATAGAAGCGTTGAAAAAAGAACTAGCACTACAAAGACTATCTGATTTTAGTCAAGAGATTGAGGATAGGGAATCTGCTATATACGCAACTGGCTATTGGAAAGGCATTGAGTATAAAAAAATGCGTGAATTAAGTGATGCAACAATACGAGAACTGTCAGTTGCTTTTATGTTGGTATTACGCAGAACTCCTGAAGATGAACTTTTTGAAAATGTATATGAATATTCAAAATTACTATTAAAGAAAGCGAGTAGTGAGAAATGACACCTAGAGAAGAACTTGTTTACAAATTACGCAGTGAAGGAATGATATACAGATTAATAGGTGAACAGCTTGGGGTTACAGGTGTAAGAGCGAATCAAATTTACAAAAAATGCCTAAGAAAAAATGCTAAGAAAGGCGAGTGAGAAATGAGTACGTTTTTTGAGTGGTACATTGAAATTTTATGGTTAAGTATGTTTTTAGTTGGTTTTGCTATTGGTGTTGTTTTAAAGATAGGGAAAAAGAAATGAACGCAGGAATTGAAATAATACTAGAGCGTATGAGGACACACCCTGATGAGTTTGTGCTAGGATCACCAATCGCTTACGATAGTAAATGGGGTAGTTTTCTTAGAGAGATAATGGACGCTGAATACTTTGATGAAACAGAAAAAGATGCAGTCCGTATCGCTATCCGTGAAGCAAACCGAGAGGGTTTTACTGGTCGTGTGATGCAACACTTAGCAGGAGAGGGCGAAGCGAGTGACATGGGAAAGTATTTATATCAACCCCCAATAAACCCCTATTATGGTCAGGGGCTGATCAGTCAGTTACAAGCTGGTCAGTTGGGTCTAACCTTGGCACGACAACAGTTGGTGCAACGACCCTCCCTAAGTGAGACGAAGGCAAAACTTAAATGAATCTAATAACCCTTGACTTCGAAACCTATTACGCTCAAGACTACTCGCTAACGAAACTCACTACTGAGGAATACATTAGAGACAAACGCTTCGAGGTGATCGGTGTCGGAGTTAAACTCAACGATGGTGTTACTGAGTGGTTTAGTGGTTCGCATCTTGAGGTCGCTAAATACCTTTCCACCCTGCCGTGGAACGATAGTGCCTTACTCTGTCATAACACAATGTTCGATGGTGCAATTCTTAAGTGGCGCTTTCAATTAAGTCCTAAGTTATATCTTGATACTTTGTGTATGGGTAGGGCTATACATGGCGTAGATGTAGGTGGGTCGTTAGCCTACCTTGCTGAAAAATATAATTTAGGGATAAAAGGAACTGAGGTAGTCGAGGCTAAAGGTAAAAATATAACTGGTTTCACAAATAGCGAGTTAGCCCAATACGGCGAGTATTGTAAAAATGATGTGGAGTTAACTTTCAAACTTTTCCAAGTATTGTCTAGTGCGTTTCCTGCCGATGAGATAAACCTGATCGACATGACTTTACGTATGTTTATTCAACCTGTATTACGAGTTGATTATGATTTATTGCAAGAACGATTGGAAGAACTGAAGCATGAGAAGTTACAGTTATTAGGGACGCTCAAAGAGAAACTAAGTTGTGAAAACGAAGAAGCTGTGCGTAAACGCTTGGCAAGTAATAAGCAGTTTGCAGGTTTGCTCAAAGAGTTTAATATCCCAGTGCCATTAAAAATAAGTCCTACTACTGGTAAAGAAACATTTGCATTAGCCAAGAACGATACAGGCTTTATTGAGTTAGTAGAACATGAAGACCCATTCGTACAACAACTCGCTGCGGTGCGTTTGGGAACGAAATCAACAATTGAGGAGAGTAGAATTGAACGGTTTATCGATGTTGGGGCTAGGAACAAGGGTATGCTACCAATCCCCCTTAAATATTATGGCGCACATACAGGTAGGTGGGCGGGTTCGGACAAGGTCAACTTCCAAAACTTACCGAGTAGAGACAAGAAGAAAAAGGCTCTTAAAAATGCCGTTATCGCTCCTGACGGGTATGTCGTTATCAACTGTGATTCGTCGCAAATTGAAGCTAGAGTCCTTGCGTGGTTATCAGGTCAGGAAGGGCTGGTCAATTCGTTTGCCAATGGGAACGATGTTTACTCCGAGTTTGCGTCGAAAATATATGAAAGACCAATCAGTAAAAAAGACCCTATTGAAAGGTTTGTGGGCAAGACGTGCATACTCGGGCTGGGATATGGGACTGGTGCGTTAAAGTTACAACACACATTAAAGACACAACCCCCTGGAGCTGACCTTACGGAAGACGTGTGTGATGATATTGTTAAGCTATACAGATCTGAGAATGATCAGATTGTGAAGCTGTGGAAGGAAGGCGACAAAGCATTAAAGGCTATGAATAATTGGACTAAAGATAAAAAGCCTTTCTACTATGGCAAGCATAGATGTGTTGAAGTGCATAGCGATGGTATACGCTTGCCGAACGGACTCTATATCCGTTACCCTGAACTCCAGCTTAACACTGATGAACTTATTAGCGGATACCAATATAAGTCACGCAAAGGGCCCGTTAGTTTGTGGGGCGGATCAGTTGTGGAAAACGTAGTGCAAGCACTTGCAAGAATTATTGTAGGTGAACAGATGTTAAAACTAACTGAGCGTTATCGCCCAGTGCTTACTGTACACGACGCAGCGGTGTGTGTCGTGCCTGAAGATGATGTAGATGAGGCTTGTGCATGGATCGTCGAGGTCATGTCAACAGCACCAGACTGGGCTAAAGGACTACCCGTCGCTTGTGAGGCTCAATATGGATATAACTATGGGGAAATGAAAGAATGGAAACCGAAAAAAGCATAGAAATTAAAATACCTGTATTCACAGCGATCCGTTACATGGTCTACGAACTTGATAGTCCGCTAAGAGGATTTGCAACCAAGAAAGAGGCTGATGAGTTTGCTTCTAAAGATTCTGATTTAAGAGTTAAATTTATACCCCAAAAGTATAAAACTTATGAAGTAGAGGAAGCACCGTTTTGAAAACTAAACGAATCGGATGGATGTCTTCAGGCGCACTATATACCAAGAGCGTAAAATTTTTTTGGTTTAGTAGACGCAAGCGTGACGGATATGACATACCGATATATACTGATGAAAAACTTTTTAAGAAAGGNAAGAAAATGGCTAAGAAGAAACTGGAAGTAGCAGTGCCAGCTATAAAAGAGAAGTCTGGTAAAGTTGTCAAAGCNCCGAGCAAGGCATGGTCGCATGATGAGTTGATTGCTAAAGAGGGCAAAAAAGCTAAAGGCGCTAAACACGAGTTTGCATTAACTGATGGAGAAGTAGTTAATCGCAAGAAGGCTGCGAAGGTAGCAGAGAAAGCAGGTGAAGTTCCCAAGTCAGTAGGTAAGAAACTTCATAGCCATGACTTACGCAAGGCAACCCGCATTAAAAAGATCAAAGAGAGTAGCATAAAATGAGTAAAGAACGCATGTCTTTAGAAGAAATACTTGGTCGGCAAAACAACATGACACAGCATGAGGTTGCTGAAGCACTAGGAATATCTAGATCGCAAGTCGATACTTTAGAGAAACTTGCGTTGCGAAAATTAAGGCATTATTTAAAGCAAAAAAACTATACCAAAGAAGACTTTTTAGTGTAATATGTATAGATGAACTTTACATGGTCATTCTCCTCTCTTAAAGACTATATTAACTGTCCTAAGCAGTATCAGGAAGTTAAGGTTCTTAAACGCTACGTCAAATATCCGACGGAGCAGATGCGTTATGGTACGGAAGTGCATAAGGCTTGCGAGGACTACGTTGCTAGAGATNTACCGCTTGCGAAGAACTATCAGAGGTTTCAGAGTACACTCGATTCACTACGGGCTATTCCGGGTGTAAAGTATCCTGAGCATCAGATGGCACTCTCATCAGCGAAAGAACCATGTGCGTATGGTAAAGGTTATTGGGTACGAGGGATTGTAGATTTGCTAATCGTGGATGGTAATGAGGCTTTTATCATTGACTATAAAACAGGCAGTGCAAAATACCCTGACGTAAAACAATTAACTTTGATGGCTTTAATGACGTTCGCTCACTTCCCTGAAGTTAACAATATAAAGGCTGGTCTATTGTTTGTCATGCACGATGCTTTCGTTACTGAAGTTTATAGACGTGAGAACATAGATAAGATGTGGGAAACTTTTGAATCCCACCTTGAAAGATTACAGCTTTCATACGAAAATGATGTTTGGCAAGCTAATCCAACACCTCTTTGCCCGTGGTGTCCAGTTAAGACTTGTGAGTTTCATAGGGAACGATGATGGAAAAAGCTACCATAGAAATTCACATTAAAGACGAAACACATACATTCGTTAAGATTTGGGGAGAAGGTATTGCTTTAGAAATTGCTGAAGAGCTTATAGAAATAGCAAAAAATATGGACACTGAAACTTTAATGGGTATTGAAGTAATCAAAAAGAAAGCGAATTAATATGCCATACGTNAACAAACCTAGACCATACGCAAAAGAATATCAACAAGAGAAATCACGTGGTGAACATGAACGACGCATGGAGCGTCAACGTGCTAGACGNGCNATTGATAAAAAGTTTGCAGACAAGAACAAGAACGGCAAAGCCGATATCCGTGAGGGCAAAGACGTAGCACANGTCAAAGCNCTCGATAAAGGTGGATCNAATAAAGCTGGTGTGTTTATTGAAAGCGCACATGGCAATCGTTCTTTTAAGAGAGATTCAAAAGGTAATCTGATTTCCGAGAAGTCTAAGAAAGAAAAAGGCGGAGAGAAGAAATTAAGTAAGGTAGTAAAAGTTAAATAGTTTGTTACGTCGGACGTCGTAAGGCATGAGTGGACTAAAACCATGTCAGTTGAGCGGTGAACTGAAGACTAGTGTAACCCCATTAGCACTTCTCCTTGCACGACAGGCTCAACCGATTAACTCCCGTAAGGAGTTGTTAAATTTAGTTAAGGGACAGTCGTGGAAATAGTACAAAATCAAGCGGTAAAAGTTGTTATACAGTCAGATAATGTTGGGTTAATAACTAATCATATAGAAAAAAGTGAAATACTGACAGACAACGGGAATCATGCTGAAGTGTTAGTGTATTGGGGTATTGAAGAAATGCAACACCTAACAAAAGTCCTTCAGGAAAAAGTTCCATCACCGATAGAAAAGGATTACATCTGGCCCGGAATGTANACACCTTTCCATCATCAAAAAGTTACAGCATCGTTCCTCTCCTTACATCAACGCGCTTTCTGTTTCAATGAAGCTGGTACAGGTAAAACATCTTCAGTCATTTGGGCTATCGACTATCTAATGTCTCAAGGTTTAGTTAAGCGTGTGCTGGTTATCTGTCCTTTATCAATTATGTATTCAGCATGGCAGGCAGACATTTTTAAAACCGCTATGCACCGCACCGTTGCAGTCGCTTATGGAGATGCAAGCAAGCGCAAGAAAGTTATTAATGGTGCTTATGAGTTTGTAATCATTAACTATGACGGTGTAAATATTGTCCGTGAAGATATTGCTAAAGCAGGCTTTGACCTGATCGTAGTTGATGAAGCTAATGCCTACAAGACTGTTACCACAAAGCGCTGGAAGACGTTGGCAAAG